TAAAAACGGCTACGACGAGGATGTTGCAAGTCGGGCCGAGTGGGAACGCTGGAACGCAGAGGCCATAAAACTCGCCTTACAGGTCAAAGAGGGTAAATCCTTCCCGTGGACGGGTTGTTCTAACGTCAAATTCCCGTTATTGACCGTAGCTGCGTTGAATTGGCACGCTAAAGCCTATCCCGCGACCATTAACGGCGATAACGTCGTCAAGATGAAAGTGTATGGCCCCGATCCTGACGGTTCCAAGACCAAAAAGGCTGTCCGAGTCGGTAAACACATGAGCTACCAACTTCTTGAGACAACCTCTTGGGAAGAACAGACCGACAAAGCCCTGTTAGTCCTCCCGATCATGGGTTGCGTGTTCAAAAAGACCGTTCGGGACAACAACATCAAGCAAAACTGCTCGGATATGGTGCTTCCGCAAGACTTGGTGGTGAATTACGCGACCGCCGACCTTGATTCTGCCAAACGGGTAACACATAAGTTCTCCATGAGTCCGAATGACGTTCGGGAGAACATCTTGGCGGGTATTTTCTGCGACGTAAAAGCTAAACCGCAGGAAGACAGCCCTACCCCACTCGATGCGGCTAAAGACAAAGCCCAACACGTAACTGCCCCTAGTGAAGCGGCGGATTTTAGCATGGGCGAACAGTCTTGCTGGCTGGATTTGGACGGCGACGGCTACAAAGAGCCGTATGCGGTGACGTTCGACAGGGTGACAGGCGAGGGTTACAGACTTCTCGCCCGTTACTACACGACCGATATTAAGAGAGTGCCAGAAGGAAGGAAGTTTGCGGGTGACATTCAACGGATCGAAGCTGAGAACTACTATACAAAATTTACCTTCATTCCTAGCCCTGATGGTGGTTTTTACGATTTGGGTTTTGGTGTTCTGCTTGGGCCTATTAACGAGTCAATCAACACGGCATTCAACCAGATTTTCGACGCGGGGACGATGAAGACACTTGGCGGCGGCTTCTTAGGCCGTGGCGTCAAGATGCGTGGTGGTGAGACTTCATTCCGTCCGGGCGAGTGGAAGCCCACAGACTCTACCGGTGTGTCCCTAAAAGACAACATCGTTCCCCTTCCGGTGGGTGAGCCGTCGATGATTCTCTTGGAGTTGATTAAGTTCCTCGTTGGGTACGGGGAAAGAATCGCCGGAGCCTCAGAGATTGAAATGGGGCAACTTCCAGACAATGCCAAAGCCGGAGCCGTTGATACGGTAAACGCCAACGGCCAAAAGATATTTAACGCCACCTACAAGCGGGTGTGGAGAGCATTCAAGAACGAGTTTAAGAAACTCTACAAGCTGAACCAGATATTCGTGAAGTCCGATGGCTACATGGACAACGCGCAGTATTTTGAGATTACCGCTGAGGACTACACCGAAGACGCAAACGGTATCTGTCCGGTGGCTGATCCTAACGTCATCTCCGACTCGGATAGACAGGCACAAGCCGCAATGGTTGCAGGACGGGCGCAGACAACGGGTGGGTACAACAGGTACCTCGCGGAAAAGAACCTCTTGGAAGCCTACTCCGTGCCGAATATCGACAACCTTCTGCCTGACCCACAAGGCCCAATGGCGCTTCCGGCTCCGGGCCCTGATCCGAAAATGCTTGAGATTGAAGTCAAGCAAAAAGCCCAAGCCCTCAAGGAGCAACAGTTCCAGATGGAAACGCAGCAGTTGGGCGTTGAGATTCAGATGGAAATTGCCGAATCTCAGGCAAGAACACAAAAGCTACAAGCTGAAGCCATTTTGATTCTGAAAGAAGCAGACAGCACAGAAATGGATCAAAAGATTGCGCTGATTAACGCGCAAATCGGCGCTGAAAAAGCAAATAGCGACCGACTATTCAAGCAAGCCGACTTAATTTTGAAAGCGAATAAAGATGGACAGAGACGCGTGGGTGTCGTGGATGCAGCAAGAAGTAACGCTTGAGTTTTTCAAGAAGCTGCAATACGCAAAAGACGAAGCTAAAGAAGATTGGGCGCGAGAGATGTTTCGTGCTGAGGATATGCAGGAATGGGCGCTAAAAAACGCCTTCGCATTAGGTGGAATCAAGGTTATCAATCAAATCTTAGACAAGGAGTTCATGCCAGATGAAGAACGAAAGCGGGATACACCCTAAAGGCTACGCGGTACTCGTCAGACTCGATCCAGTTGAAACCAAAATTGGCTTTTTGGAAAAGACGGAACAGCAAATTGCTGAAGCCTTTTTTTCACAAACCAAAGCCACCGTCGTTGAGATTGGGCCGCTGGCATGGGCTGATGAAGTCGTTGAAGGCCAGATTGTTCCTCGTTGCGCCGTTGGCGACAAGGTAATCATCAAGCGATATGCCGGTGAAACGATTGAAGGCAACGACAAAGACGAAAAGGGCAAGCCAATCCAGTACCGATTGCTTGGAGACAAAGATATTTTTGCAATTAGGAGTGAATAATGGTTGACACAGCTACCGTTGATGTGGTAACGTCCGACAGCGTGACGGATTCTACGGAGTCCACGCAAACGCAACAGACAAGTAGTGAGCCTAATTACGCTGCTCTCGCAAGCGAAATGGGCTGGACGCCAAAGGAAAAGTTCCGTGGTGATCCTACTAAGTGGGTGGACGCTGAAACCTTTTATGAAAAAGGCCAGCACGTACTCCCGATAGTCAAGTCAAAACTCAAAGAAGAAACCGCAGCGCGGTTGAAACTTGAGGCCGAGTTAAAGCAAACCCGCCAAGACACCATTGCCTTAAAACAGCACATGGAAAAAGCGTCTGCAAGGGAAAAGGCTGAACTCGCTAGTGAGATTGCTCGCCTAAAACAAGAGCGCATTACCGCGATTCAAGAAGGTGATGGCGTTCGTGTCGATCAGGTCGAAACCCGCATAGAAGAACTCAAGGCGGCACAAAAAGAAGAAGTCAAGCCGGTTCAACAGCAAGTCAGGCAAGAAGTCCATCCCGCTTATGCTGAGTGGGTAAAAGACAACAAGTGGTATCAAAGCGATGCAGTAATGACGGCTTATGTCAATGCTCGTGCTTATGAAATGAATTTAGGTGGTCATTCTCTTGAGGACACGCTAAAGGCCATTGATGTTGAAATACGTGAGCGTTTCCCAGAAAAGTTCCAAGACAAGTCAACAGAACGTCCTTCGGCTCATCGAGGAGGAAGTGTGGCGAAGAAAGCCGCACCAAACTCGTATGAAGCGATGCCGCTTGAAGACCAAAAAGCCTGTGACCGCATGGTTAAGCAATATGGCCTTAAGCGCGAAGACTACGTTAAAAACTACTGGAGCTAATCATGGGACGACCAAGCAACGCAGAAATCGCAGCACGTAGTGAGAAGCAAGAAGTTAATAGTGACCCATCTAACTATCTTTGTTTTGCAGTAGGCGGCGTTACGGATCAGGGTAATTTGCGTCAGGCGTACCTCATGGAGATACCGGACGAAATAGCCTCCGAGTTAGATTTTGAGAAAAGCATCAAGCAGGTCAAGGTGTCCGAGAGCCAAATCCGCAACGGTACGGTGGGTAATCCACAAGCCAAAGGCGGTGTACGGGGCGCCGAAGACGGCGTAACACCAATCAAAATTTCGACTACATAGGAGGGCTAAATGCCTACATTAAATGCTCCATTCGGGCTTCAACCTTATCGCGGTGGTGGTTCGTCTGCGTATGCGTTGCAGACCCGTCGTTACTTCATTCCGTCGTCTAACGGTAACGCTTTCTACATCGGTTCGCCGGTTAAGTTTGCCGCTACTGGTGATGCAGACGGCACTCCCGGTATTGACGTTGCTGCCGGTACTGACACGTTCTGCGGTGCAGTTGTTTCGATTGAGCCCGCAAACGTCGGTGGTATCTCGCAAGTCGGCTCTAACTTGAACTTGGAACAGGTTTCGATTCCAGCGTCCAAGACCCGCGACTACTACGTCTATGTTGCAGACGATCCCAATCAAGTGTTTGAGATTCAGGGTGACGCTACCGCAACCAACCAAGTCCTCGCAAACAGCAACAAGTGCGCTTCGATGACCATTACGGCTCCATCGCCAGCATCCTTCCCGACCTCTGCGACCGTGTTGAACAGCTCTACTATCGCCACCAACAACACGCTGAACCTGAAGTTGTTGGGTTTGTCGCCGCGTCCAGAAGCAAACCGCAAAGGCTTTGGTGCTTATGCTGTTTGGCTTGTCAAGATCAACCTGCACCAGTTGGCTAACGGCGCAACCGGCGTATAAGGGGGAATAAAAATGAGTGGATTTATTGGTACAGGCAATCACCCCAAAGCTCTCTGGCCGGGTGTAAAAACGTGGTTCGGAAGCAGTACGCCATGCTCGTCACTTCGATGGAAACGTCTGACAAGGCCTACGAGGAAATCGTGCAAGACACGGGTTTCGTAACGGCTCCTGTCAAAGCGCAAGGCGCGGGTATCGCGTATGACGCAAACGTGCAGGGCTACACAACTCGTGCAACCAACGTTACCTATGCTTTGGGTTACGCGGTGACGATGGAAGAACTCGCAGACAATCTGTACGAAAAAGTCTCGATGGCTCGTTCCAAGGCTCTTGCTTACTCCCACGCTCAGGCGCGTGAGATTGTTACGGCTAACGTGTTGAACAACGGCTTTAGCTCGTCCCTTCAGGTTATCGGTGACGGTCAGGCGTTCTTTTCCACAACCCATCCGTTTACTTCTGGCGGTTCGTTTGCCAACAAGTCAACGGTTGATGCCGATTTGTCGGAAGCCTCGCTGGAAGATGGTTTGATCTTGGTTCGCGGTTTCACTACGGACAAAGGCCAGCCAATCCGCGTTGCGCCTAAGAAGTTGATCGTGGCTCGTCAAAACGAATACAACGCAGCACGTATTCTAAAGTCGATCCTGCAAAACGACACGGGCAACAACGCAATCAATGCGATTCGTGCTACCGGCGCTCTGCCAGAAGGTTACATGGTTTGTGACTATCTGACAGATACGAATGCTTGGTTCATCAAGAACGATATCCCAACGGGTTCGGGCTTTATGTTCTTTGACCGTATGCCAGTCACGTTCGACAAGGACAACGACTTCAACACCAAGAACGCGCTCGCTTCCGCAGTACAGCGTTTCTCGGTAGCCGTTGCTGATCCGCGATGCTATTTTGGCTCTAGCGGTTCGTCTTAATAAAGGACGGGGCGGGGAAACTCGCCCCTACTGACAATGACAGATATGAAGCCAACTCAAGAACCAGTAATCGAAGATTCTGAAATTGACGGCATGGTGGCTGGGTCAATCAACGACCTCGCCATTATGGAGCAAGTTATTCAGAACAAACTCGCCCAAAAGGAAGCGGAAATCGCTGAATTAAAGGCTGAGATAGCCGCTGAGAAGGAAGTTGTGTTGTCCCTTCGCGGTAAAGCGGAAAGCGGTTTGCGTTCCGTTGATGACGAACGTGCCCACGTTGCACAACAGCAAGCCGACCTGATTACTCTGATGCAAGAGTACGACGCGAAGTTGCTTGCCATGAAAGCTGCTGCAAAGCAGTTTTCGGAAACCATCGAATCTATCTAATCCTTTGCGCCTTCGGGCGCTGAGAAATCAGCGTAAAGGAGTTTCACCATGTCAGTTTCAAAACCAACACGTTACACCAAAGGCGTTAGCAATCAGCCTTCATATTCACCTCTTGGTGACTTCCCAATTCCAAGCCCACTTGCCGCGCATATCTACATCAATGACTTTGATGATTACCATGCTGGCGAATGGACGGTTACAACTACTACCGGCACAACGGCAAGATTGGCTTTTAACGGTGGTGCGCTCATTCAAACCACTGCCGCAACGCTGAACGACATTCAATCCAACGTCAAGAACCCTGCATCTTTTACCCCTGTTGCGGGTCAAGGTGTATGGTTTATGTGGCGCGGTCAGTTGTCTAACGCGGCTGGCTGTACGCTTCAAGTCGGCCTTCAAACGGGTGGTACGTTCTTGGCTCCAACGGACGGCATCTACTTCACCAAAGCGGCTGCGGCTACTTCGGTAAGTCTAGTGATTCGCGCATCTAGCGTATCAACCACTGTTGCAATCCCGACCTTCGCATTTGCTGATGCAACTAACGCCATGCTTGCCTTTTACTACGATGGTAAGCAAGTAACGGCATGGGCTTCGACCAGCGCATCTACTGGCGTTCCCGTAACTAACCCCGGTACGGCCAACTCGCCGTCTGTTTACACGGCTACTACCGGGACGCAAACATTGACTAACTTCCCAACGGCTAATTTGTCAGTCGGCTTTGGCTTGAGCGCAAGTTCTGCCACTGTCCGCACCATGACCACTGACTACATCTTGGCAGCTAACGAAATTATCCGTTGATCGTCATTAAACGGATTGATGAGATACGGAGTGAGGATGACAAGGAAACTTTTGTCATCTCTCGCCCGCCTTATCGGTGGTACAAGTTTCGATGGTTGCAGATAAAGGAAATAGCCCGTGTCATCAATGGTCATTGCAAACGTCTATTCCGCAGAGGGGACGGTAGCCGGTAGTTCGGTTATTACCTTCCCGTGGAGACCGCGCAAGGTTGTTGTGACAAACGACTCGGTGATAAACAACATCACCGTGACGATTAAGGGGCAAGCCTTAACCCTAAAGCCCACCGAAACACTAACAGCAATGCTGACGTTGAGTGATCTTACGTTAGCGGGTAACGCAGACTATCGTGTTTGGGGGTTCGGTTGAGTGATTTGGGTTCAGACCTTCGCAAGAATAGCGTCGTTATCCTCGATGACGGCGTAGTTCAAGGCGTTGTCAATCGTATCGACTTTACTGGCGGAACTGTAACGGTCTCCGGCGTTACTGCCACCGTCCCATTAGGCGGGGGCGGTGGTGGCGGGACTACGATCACGGTTCAAGATGAAGGCGTCACCCAAAGCACAACCGTTACCACGTTGAACTTCACGGGTTCCGGCGTAACCGCTTCTGGTGGTGGTGCGACGGCAACAATCAATGTGTCAGGGGGCGGTGGCGGTTCTTCCGTCTGGACTGAAATGGATGTGGACTTCGGCACAAAGCCCGTCTACGACGCCCAATTCACGATTACAGACGCGGGTATCTCCGCCTCCAGCAAGGTTATGGTTCTCCCAAGCGGCAAAGCCGCAACAGGACGTACTGCTGATGATTGGCAATGGGATGGCGCTGTCTTTGCCGCGAATCCTGCGAGTGGTTCTGCTACGTGCTACGCAACATTTCTTCCGGGGCCGATTGTTGGCTTCCGCAAACTTCAATACCAAGTGGCGGCATAAATGGCAGTTATTGACTCAGGATCAGACAGCGCGGGCAAAGCAAACGTCGATGCGGCGTTTAACCTAAAAACAACGCTGCCACAAGTCACAACACCCGCTGGCGTTGTTGCTCCGCAATACGTGGGCGCTGCTCGGATGTTCTGCGAGAACGACCCCGGCACAATTAAAGGAACGGCTACATTAAAGTCGCCAGAAGTGTCGCAAGACTACCGGCTTCGCGTCGGTACTGATACTGTGCTGTTGGTTGACACGTTCAACGCAACCGCGCAAAACACAGGTAATTGGTCGTACACATTCAACACCCTAACCGCCGCACAACCCGGCGCGGGAACGGTGAACTTTAGCACCGTACAAGGTACAACGTCGGCGCACGGCGCGTTTATGCGGACGTTCCAGTATTTCCCGTTGTTTGGTACGGCTCCGCTATCGGTTGAGTTTACTTTTGGACAGTTCACCGCTGCATTGGTGACTAACGAAAACTGGCTCATGGGCTTGGGGCTTCCAACAGCCGCCACGACGGAGCCAACAGACGGCGCATGGGTTCGTTTGACCACGGCGGGATTGATTGGTGAAATTCGTTTTAGCGGATCAACAACGCAATCAGGCGTACTCCGCACGCTGGCACAGCTACCTGTTGGCAACCTAGACAAGCTGGCAATGGTTGTTGGTGAGCGCAATATTGAGTATTGGCTAGACGATGTTCTGTTAGATACGCTGGATATTCCGGCAGGTAACGGTCAGCCGTTTCAGACTACCGCGCTTCCTGCGTTTATGATGAAGTACAACACGGGCGCGGTGTCAAATACGAACACCATGCGCGTATCAGACCTTACCGTCTGCATTTTGGATGTGGCAACTAGTATGCCTCTTGCTCATCAAATGGCGATGGGCGGCAAAATGGCCTATCAAGGTCAAAACGGCGGCACAATGGGTACTACTGCCCTATTGCCGAACGCTACCGCAGCCACGGTTGTTACTGGCGCTGCTCTATCGCAGACTGTGCCGATTGCCGTAGGTCTTGGTGGACAAGCGGGTATCGTTGCGGCTGTTCCGGGCGTCGATGGTTTGGTTACGTCTTTTCAAGTTCCGACAGGCGGCATCAACCAAACCCCTCGTAACCTAGTGATTACCGGACTCCGTATCGATGCGGTAAATATTGGGGCTGCTGTTGCAACGACGGCTTCTATTTTGCAATGGTCACTAGCTTACGGAGCCACGGGCGCTACGGTTCCTCACCTGTTCGCAATGTTGGGAGCCAAGACACCCACAAGACTTTGTACGTGCGGTCAAGGATGGTAGCCCCCCGGCGTTTGTTCGGGGTGGCAATTTCTCCCCAACGGAAGCAGAGTTGGATTTTTCGTTACTTGCTCAAGAGGACGGCGTATCTCTTATCTTGCTAGAAGACGGATCAGCGATTGTTTTAACTTACACCACAAGCACACAGACGACCATTACGGTTGATGACGCATCCGGTTTCCCAACAGTCTTTCCTTATTACTGCTTGATTTCGGAAGGAACGGTAAGTGAAGGAGTAAAAGTTACAAATTTGGTAGGCAATACGTTTACGGTTGTTCGTGGGTACAACTCAACAGCCCTTGACTGGAACAACGCACGTTTTTCGTTGATGAGTTGATATGAACCTTGAGCCGCCACCAAACGAAAGCACTCCTGTTGAGCATCCACAGTTTCGGCAGTGGATATACCAACTATGGGAGAGAGTAACTGGTCGTCGTGCTACTGCGGGGACAAAGAACGATGACGGGCTATTGTTAGCGGCGTTTCGGTCTAACCGCCGCACCACTACCAGCGGGTCTACTGCCCCAACGCTAACAGCAACTTATGTTGGGTATGGTTCGGGTGTAAACACGCTGACGGGGGATGCAAACCTAACATGGACTAGCGGCACGGCCACGCTGCGTGCAACCAACATTCAATCTACTGCAATTGGAACTTCCACGGCGGCGGAGGGTGTTTTCACCACGCTTAATGCAGGCATCCCTGCTAACAGTGATACATTTTTAGGTGGTGGCGCGGGCAATCTATCCGCATCCGGCACCAATAACGTCGCCGTTGGCACTAACGCCATGAACGCCCTAAGTAGTGGCAGCAACAACGTCGTTGTAGGCTCTAATGCTGGCAAGGCTATTAGTAGCGGCGGCTCTCATACTGCGCTTGGTAATGCGGCGCTAAAAACAATGGCAACAGGGACAAACTGTACTGCCGTGGGCGCAAGTGCTTTAGAACTTTGTACGGGCAACGGAAACACGGCGGTAGGTTCGGCTTCTGGCGATGCCGTTACAAGCGCGACAAACAATACGCTTGTTGGCACTTCTTCTGGCGGGGCAATTACAACTTCATCAGATAACGTAGCAATTGGTGTTAGTGCGCTTCAAACGCAAACAACAGGAACTGGTAGGAACGTCGCAGTAGGAGTAGAGGCGCTAAAGGTTGCCACGGGAACTGGCTCTGTTGCCGTGGGTTGGCAAGCTGGCATAAAGATTACTTCTGGCGTAAGAAATACCGCGCTAGGAACGTCGGCAATTAGCGGCATTGTCACCGTTGATGACTGTACGGGAATCGGCTATCAGACTGGTTTTTACAATACGGGCGCAGCAAATACTTTTGTTGGTTCATCATCTGGGTTTGGCGACGTAATGGGCGCACAGACTGCAAACAACTGTACGGGATTAGGCTATCGCGCTTTGTATGCGATTGATTCTGGCTCAGGGTGTACTGCGGTGGGTTATAACGCCGGTAACAACATGGCTAGTAACTCAAACAGCATGTGTTTGGGTAACGGCTCTACCGCGTCTTCCTCGTCAGTCTCAAACGAGATTACGCTTGGCAATACTTCGATTGCGACGATCCGCGCTCAAGTTACAACGATTACTGCAATCTCTGACGCCCGCGACAAGACAGACATTGAAGACCTCCCCGTAGGATTGGACTTTATCAACTCGCTTCGTCCTCGCCGTTTTACATGGAATATGCGTGACGGCGGGAAAGTTGGCATTCAAGACTACGGTTTCATCGCCCAAGAACTCAAAGCCGCACAAGGCGATAAAGATTGGCTGTCACTGGTCTACGAATCAAACCCTGACCGTCTTGAGGCGTCTGCGGGGAAGTTGATTCCTGTTCTGGTGAAGGCCATTCAAGAACTCAGCGCAGAAGTGGAAAGGCTGAAAAATGCTTGAACCCGTACAGATCATCCCCGGCTCGGTAATGACGGGTACGGCAGCGACGTATTACACCGCTGTCTACAAGACGATCATTCAGTCAATGGACTTGGTAAACACAACGGGCGCTGCTGTCTCTTGCACGGTCTACCGGATTGCGCGGGGTGACACGGCTGCGGCTAGGAACACGACAATCAGCGCGTCCTCAGTAGCGGCAGGTGCGACTTACCTCTGTCCTGAGATGGTGGGGATGGTATTAGAGCCGGGCGACTTCATTCAAGCCTTTGGCAACGGCGTAACGATTATGGCTTCTGGCCTATGGGTGGTAGACGATGGCGACAACTAATACAACTTCATTCTCATATACAACAGCAGATTGCATTACTGACGCCCTAGACATTTGCGGGCGGCTTGGTGCTGGCGCTACCCCGACCACGGAAGACAATACCAAGTGTTTGCGTAAGCTAAACCTAATTATCAAAAACCTCAACACAAGGGGTTATCAGATTTTTGTGTATAAACGCGCAACCTACGCCCTTCCTGCTGGCACGGCATCTGTAACCATTGGCCCAACAGGAACTATTGCGGTTCCGCGTCCGGTTCGCATCCCGCAAGCGTGGATTCGTGACTCTAACAATATTGACCAGCCGGTAATGCCGCTGTCGCGTAGTGACTTTAACAACCTGTCAAACAAGACCTCAACAGGGAAACCCGTCAATTTTTACTACGACGCGCAAGTGGTCAATGGTTCCACGTGGAACAATCTAGGCACAATCAATCTTTGGCCTTTGGCAGATGTAGCCACTTACACGCTAGTTTTGTCGTACCAAGCTCCGCTTCAAGATGCGGGCGCAACGACGACTGAGTTTGAGTTGCCGCAAGAGTGGTTCTTGCCGTTATGTTGGCTCTTGGCGGCTGAGATTGGCCCGATGTACTCCGTGAACCTTCAAAAGCTGCAAATCATTCGCGCACAAGCAAACGAATACATTGAAAACGCGGTCGCATTCAATCAGGAGGAGGCAAGTGTCTATTTTACGGCGTCTCCTGAGTTGGCTATGCAGAACAGTTTGTAGGAGAAATACTTTGCCATTTAATCAGGCTGGCGACTCGCTAAACATCACAAATACGTTAGGCGTAGATATAACCTCGCGCACCTCTGCTGGCGGGGCGATCTACACTAAAGACTCGTATGTGCAAAACGGATATGTGGAGCAAGACCCGAACTCTGGTGAGTTGAACGTGGTTAAACGCCCTGCGCTATCGACAGCCTTTGGTGGTTCCGGTGGTGCGTACTATCCCGCTGCGCCGGGTGGACTCACGCCTAACCCTGCAATTATCCAGCTTAATGCGTCCTCGGCTGGAAGTGCCATTGTATTTAAGAATCAGATAATGATTGTCGGCGGTATTGCTTCTGCTTCTAGTGTTTATGTTGCGTCTGTTCAAAACACTAGCGACGGCAAGAATTGGGGACAGCTGACTCAGGCGGCGGCTTGGGGTTCGGTAGGCGGCACTACTGGTCGAAACCGCGTAAATCTAGCAGTGTTGAATAATCGTCTTTACATGATGAACGGCGAGAACTTCAACATCAGCTTGAATGGTGGCACGGCTTTTAACGATTGTTGGTCAACTGACGACGGCGTTGTTTGGGTGCGTGAAACCGAAGATATGGGTATTGCAGCAGGATTTTTCCCTCGCACTAATTGTGCCACAGTCGTTTTTAACGGAACGATTATGATGATCGGCGGTCGTGAATCTACCGGAACGACTACCGCCATTGCAAATACTATTCTTTATTCGTTTCAAGGTAAGTATTGGGCCAAAGGTTTAACCCCCTCTTTTGGAGTTAGGGAACTTCACGCAGCTTGCGTGTTTAATGGAGCTATCTACGTCATCGGCGGGTATAACGGCGCAACTTATAACACTGATTGTTGGCGGTCGTTTGATGGTCAAACGTGGACAAACATCTATTCTACGGGCTTTGCTTCTGGTCATACGTTTTCCTCGCTGCTTGTTTATCAAGGGCGTATGTATGCCACCGCAACATCGGATAATGGCGCTGCGGCTAGGCGGGTTTATTCGTCTCCCGATGGGATAACGTGGACGCAACTAGCAACTCCTCCGTGGCCTACGGGTAGCTCGGTAACCCCTATGGGCGTTGTGTTCTCTGCTCCTCGTGGCGAGTACCCAATCCAATACCCATCGCAAACAATCTACCAAATAGACACGCTTAACCGCGTCGTTTATCACGCCACCCTAAACACAAACATGGCGCTGTCCTTCCCTATCGCAACAGCGGGGGCGGTGACTGACCAGTTCCAGACTCGCGTGATGAATGGCGGGCAATACCTGTTTATTAAGAACACTTCCGACGCTTGGTATTTTACTGCGGGGACAATGAATCTCAGGGGATGGTGCGGTTGCGATTGCAAAGCATCAGAACTACGTCGTGGTGTTCAAGGTTGGCTCGATGATGTTCTTCTACGATAACGGTAACGCTATCGGTAATACCTTGTCTCCCGTACAGAACGCTAACGCCTCAGTTGGTTGCGGTAATGCAAATAGCGTTGTTGAAATGTCCAACACGGTATTTTGGGTGTCAACCTACGGCAGCTTGCGTCGTTCCGTCTCCAAGCTGAACGGCCTGACCCCGCAACGAGTCTCGACCGACGATATTGAACGGCTCCTAGATACCAACCCGTTCACAACCGTCTACGCGATGAGTCTGAAGGTAGGCGGGCAAGAGTTGTACGTCTTGACTCTAACTGACTCTCCCGCGACTACGCTTGTCTACAACAACACAACAGGGAAGTGGACGGTATGGGCTTCCGGTGCTGACGGCGTATCTACGGGAACCCTCCCCTTCCGTGGAATCAACCGTGCTGGCTTGGGGCAGATTACCTACATCCAAGATCAGAAGACAAACGGCGTGTATGCGCTGAATGACTCGGCTTTTCAGGATACCGACCAAAACGCGGTAGCTACGGCTATCACGACGGTTATTCAACCTCCCAAAGTCGATATGGCGACCGCACAACCCAAGTTCTGCGCGTCCCTAGACCTATCGGGGGATCGTTACTCAACTTCCAACCCCGTCACTGTGGAATATACGGACGACGATTGGATTACCTCGACAACTTGGGGTACGTGCGATATGTCTCTGGATAGACCGCAAGTGTACCGTGGGGGTAGTTTTAGGAAGCGTGGACACCGATTTACCCATACTGCAAATCAGCCGTTGAGACTCAATTCTTACCGACTGACGATGGAACCGGGCGACATTTGACATTGTAGTTTTGGTGTGTTAGACTCGCCCTGCGTCTGCGATAAAATCGCTTGCCGCTAGTCAAGATTCCCACATTTTAATCTTAGCTAGAGGCAATTCATGGCGTGTCCGTTTCATTCTGCCGTTACCTTCCAAGTCGAACCGTTTAACCGCAAAGAGCTTTGGCCTCTTATGCGTGAGAATTGGTTTGATAAGAACGGACAAGGCGAACCCAACGTAGATTGGGCTATGTACCAGCAGATGCAAAATTTGCAGGTTATCGCCATGCGTGCCGCTGGGAAACTGGTCGGCTACGCCTTTGTCATTACGTCTATCTTTCCCTACAAGATAGATGAACTGACTTCCTTTATTCAGCAGTATTACATCCAGAAGCCCTATCGCGGGTACTTCCGTAGTCTGATCAAAGCGATCATCAAAGCCTCAAAAGGCACGATCTACATAACCACGCAGTTGGATAAAGATTGCGGCAAGGTATTGGAGAAGTCTGGCTTCCTGCCGACTGAGCGTATTCATCGGAGGGCTGCATGAGTTTCGTAACCGACCTTTTTAGACCCAATTCCAGAGGCTCTAGCGCACAGGCGGGGCAACAGAGTGGGCGTGATGCTGCTGCTTTGTCCGACCCGTTTTCCGCGCATCGTGGTCAGATTGGCAACTATCTAGCATCTTTGTTTGCGAACGGTCAGACGCCTTCCTACTTCACGCCGGGTCAAGGCATGAATATGGGCGCTGGCATTCAGGGGATGGCCGGTCAAGGAATCAACAACGGTCAGACGTTGACTGACATGGCTACGCAAGGATTACCAGTAGGTGGTCAAGGTCTTCCTGTTGCCGGTCAGGGGCTACCTGTTGCCGGTCAGGGGCTACCTGTTGCTGGACAAGGAATCCCTATTGCCGGTCAAGGCATGGCGAATGCCTCGCTCTTAAATCCTACTTCTGCCGATATTCAGAATGATCCTGTTCGCGCTGCACAAATGCGAAGCATGACCAACGCTGTGCAGAACTCGGCGGCGGCTAGTGGGACGTTAGACTCAGGCGGTACGTTAGCGGCATTGCAACAAAACGCATCTGACATAACGGCGAATGCGGGTGATCGCCTTTACGCTCGAAATGCAAACACCTTTGGCTTGCAGAACCAAGCGCAAAACCAAGCGTTCGGACAAGGTTTATCAGCGCAAGGGCAATCCTTTAATCAAGGCTTTAACAACCAGAACACGGCGTTTAATCAAGGCTTTGCAACGCAGGGTGCCAACTTCGGTCAGGGTATGGCAGCGCAACAGCAGGACTACGCGCAAAGATTAGGGTCGCAGGGGCAAGGCTTCGCGCAAACATTAGCTGCGCTTGGGTTTGGCAACAATGCACAAAACCAAGGCTTCGCACAGAACTTGGCTGCGGGTGGGTTCACGAACGCTGCACAAGGACAGATGAACCAACAGGGCAACCAGTACCTTAACTTCCTTGCGGGATTGGCTGGTGCGACTCCTCAGAACGCAGCAGTAGCGGGGAGCAATATCGTTCAAGGGTTCAACGCCGGTACGGCTGCGCAAGGCTCGCAAAATCAATCCATGTTAGGGAGCAATGGTTCTCTATTCGGAACAATCGGCAATATCGGCTCGTGGTTGTTTACTCTTACAAGTACAAGTGGGGCGGGCCTCGTCAGATGGGCGTGATGGCGCAAGAGTTGGAGAAGGTTGACCCGTCTGCGGTCTATACACACTCGTCCGGTTTCAAGCTAGTTGACTACGGCAAGGTGCATTGATGGCTTTTACCTTACAAGACTTCTTTAGCGGATTGGCCGGAAAAGATTTAGAGGCCACACAACTTAAACGCGCTCAACTTGAAGCGGCGCAAACGGCATTAGCAGACGCTAAGGCTGCGAAGGAAGGCGAGCAAGCTACAGCAAGCAAGATTGCCTCAATGTTCGCCCCACAAGGCAACGCAGAAGAACAAGGCGGATTGATTGGGCTTGGCGGTACGCCAGATATGTTGCCGTCTATTGGTCAGACGTTCGGTCAAATGCCAGCGGGTCAGTCTGCTACGCAAGGCGGCGGCGGTCAACCGCAAAAGTCTGCCTTTCAAACGCTGCAAGAACAAGTAGCACAGAACAACGCAGTCATTCAAAACCTCTCCAAGTCGTCCAACATTTACGACCAACGCGCTGCTGAGAAATTTAAGGCAGAGAACGCGAAGATATTGGAAAAGATGCCTGAGATGCAAGCCAAAGAGTTAGACACAAGACTCAAGAGCGCACAAGCGATGTATGACGGCATCGCGGGGATCGTTGACGACCAATCGTTGAACCTAAGAATGGCGCAAGCCTCGCCGGAAGAACGCGCTGCGCTTGCTAAGAACTACGGGATCATGCCGAACTTCGGTACGGGGATGTATAGCTTTAACACTCCCGAAGTGCAGACGCTAATCAAGGGCGCAAAACAACAGTCATTGACGCAAGTGCAACGCTACGAGCAAGAAAAGCGCCTTGCCGACATT